TTTTCAGTTAGTTCAGATTTTGATTTTGAGATTTCTTCTTCAAATTTAGTATCATATTCAGACTGTAATCTATTTTTTTCTGCTTTAACTTTTGAGTTAATTGCAGCTTCAAATATAGTAGCAGCCTTTTGTTTAAATTCTTCAGATAAATCTGAATCTCCAACAAGTGCCTCAATGTCTTCTTTAACATCAATTTCAGAATCTTTTTTAGCCTTAGCTTCCTTTTCATCTTCATCAATGTCTTTCTTAACATCTTCGACTTTCTTTTCTTCGATTGTTTCATCTTTAGAATCGGTTTCTTCGTATGAAGCTTTCAAGTGTGATGGTTCCCCAGCTACTTGAGCACTTTTAGATACGGTGTCAGAAACCTGTTTAACTTTTTTCGTACCGTCTGGATTACTGTCTGTTGGTTTAACAACAGGTGCGCCTAAATCTTCGCCGTCGTTTGATAGATGGGTAGGTTCAGCTGCAACAGCATTCTTTTTAGGAGCGTCAGCGTTTGGATTTGCTGAAGCTTCTACGATAGCGTCAGTTATTTTTTCTGATTCTGCCATTGAAAATCTCCTCTATTTATTTTATAGTACTATAAAACCCCTAAAATCTCTTTACGAGTTCAGGGAATATTTATAATATTACAGTTTTCTAATAAACGATTCAAAAATTTCTAGATTTTTTTTGTCTATATTTTTTTGTTTCGTTTTAATCATTTCCATCTTCCACGCCTCAATGTCTTTCTCGACCAAGAGACCGTTGTCCCATACCCATTCTTTACCTTCCATAATGCCTTCTACGAAAGCGGCCGGTGCCGAAGGGTCTGCTACAATGTCAGCGGCGGTTGCTAACATGAAATCATCTTTCACATAGTTTGCGCCATTTCTTTGCATGATGGAACCCATTCCCCTTGATGATACTCCTAATTGAGCACCCTCATCAATAAGACCTTTTACAATCTTACCATAGGGCGTGTCCATGATTTTAGCTTCACCAATAAAGTTATCACCATCTGGATAAAGTTTCTTAATCATATGAGAAACCCTTTCTAGATTGACAGTAGGTCCGTCAGGATGTCCTAACTCGCCAAATGCACGATTTTTATTGATAAATTCTTTGTTGTATCTTGTTACTTCTTTCATCAAGATTTCTTTGGGGTATACACGCCCATTACGGTTCTTGATGTTAGACTGTAAAAAAACACCTTTAATCTTGTATTCTTTCTTGCCATTCTTGTCTTCTTCGACAAGATACTCGGCAGTTGATACTTCTTCTGAAATTAATTTCATAAGTGTACTCTCTCTTTCTCTTTTTCGTTATATACTATTTATACAAACTTATAACTATAATGTTATAAATTTATCTAAATTCTGCTAAAATCGTATAATTGTCACCAGAAACAAAGTTTCTAGTACTTAATAGCACATCACCAGTAGCTGTTCCTGCATTGTTTGATATACCATCTCCAAAAGTTCTTAAATCCCAATGACCTTGACCATTAAGTAAAACCATTGTAGAATTGGTAGTTCCTCCCCACAATAACTCAACAACAGCGTTGTTGTTTGTAGTATTAATTGAATACCATATTCTTGCTAATACTTTTGTAGCGTCTTCAGACATTCCATTTGTTGCTGAAGCGTCAATTTTAGTAACTAATGATTCACCAGTGCCGTCTGATATGTTAGTCATTTTACTAACATGTTTAACACCTGCCACATCAGCAATTGTTTGTACTGATACTATATCTGTCATAATTTAACTCCTTAACTGTTTTCACCCATATCTTGTTTTTGTAATGTCAATAATGCAAAACCAGATGAAGCATTAGTTGTAATTGCCTCAATGTCTCCACCAGTTGCACCTGTATTAGTTGCTGTATTTTTAATTACAGCACCATAATAGTGACCTGAACCACATAAGTTTATTGCCTCAATATCACTTGAAGCACCTACAAATTCTAATTTACATTCTCCTAAACCTACACCATATACAATGTTTGTAATGTGAAGTTTAGCGCCGTTCGTATGTCCACTCAATCCTGAAGCGTCTACGGCTGCAGCTGTTGTAGCGGCGTCGGCGTTCCAGGTGAGTAATACTTTGGCGTGTGTCTTAGTATCTGCTAATATTTTAGTTGTTACTGCCATAGTTTCTTTACACCTCTAGTTTTAATTGTTCTCTTACTTCTAATTCAATGTAATCTAACAATTGTTCTTTTTTTATATCATGTTTTAAAATAACTTTCTTAACACAATCCTCTATATTATCGCAAAAGTCAATTCCTTCATCATAACCTTCACTATCCTTTTCATAGTCTAACATCTTATAAAACTCATTGACTGCCTTTTTCATTTTAGGTGCCAATGACATATAAGCTGATGAATCACTTACATTAAAGTCTTCAAATATATTACTTGTTTTCATCAGTAGTTAAATCTATTTCTGCTTGACCATCTTTTACGGATAATACTGAACCATCTTGTTCAAAAGTTCCTGGTTCAGCAACCTCTGGTTTAGGGTCACTAAATGCAGCTGCCTCAGCCGGTATAGATTGAGCAGTATTAAACATTTGACTTGCCATTTCTTTTCTTTTAGTGTCTAATCCATTAGCTACTTTTGCTCTTAAAGCGTCTTTAAAAGCTTCGCCTGCTTGTGCATTATCGCCACTTGCAAGATTATCAATAAAAGTTTTTATTTCTTCTGTCATAATTATCTCCTATTATATTGGGGTATCATCATCAATATCGGCTTGACCGAATGGTGATGAAATAATACCATCATCAATTTCTTGTTTGATTTGTTTATCCATTTCTTGAATTTCTGATTCAGATTGTTTAAGCACATTCTTTCTCATATATTCTACTGAAAAGTATTTACCTACCATATCTCTCATTTCATTTACTAATGCGATTCTATCTCTCATCATTTCACTTTGTTTTAATTCAGCAAAATGTCCGTCTTGTAAGAAATCATATTGTAAATTTTGAGAAATGTTATTCCAGTCTTCTTCTGAAATAACTTTTTTCAATATTAACTGTGTCTTTAACAAGTCATTAAATAGTTCTGTAAATTTCTTTCTTAATCTTTGTACAAACTTAGTAAATTTTAATTCATCTCTAGTTATTTCACTAGAACGACCTAAGTTAAATCCTTGTGAAGATTCTAATCTACTTACAGGAACATTCAATGAACGATACAGTTTCTTTTGAAAATATTCGATATCAGCAATTTCACCTAAGTTTTGTCCACCTGGTAATGTTGAGATATCAGTTCCTCTACCACCTTCTCTTGACGGCAACCAAAAATCTTCGAGCATAGACATATAGTTTCTATCATCTCTAATTTCACCAGTTGAAGCGTCATATACTAATTTGTTACGATATCTTGCCATAACATCTCTTAGATATTGTTCTGCTTTAACTTTTGGTAGGTTACCTACATCTATTTTAAATATTCTTCTTTCTGGCGCCCTTGCAATTCTGTATATTACAACAGCGTCCTCTATCATTCTGAGCTGATTGACAGGTTTGATTGCCTTATGTAAATAAGACATAACAATATTTTTTTGTTGGTCTACTAGACCACTAGGGCAAAATGAAATTGTATCAGGTGCGATTTTAACTCCACCGCCAGATGTTGTTCCTGATACTCCCTTTTCGTTAAATAAGTAATACTCTACATACTCATCTACTATATCTAAGTTTGCTGAGCCCTCTTGTCTTTTCTTTCTTACTTCTCTAATCTTTTTAATCTTTCTAGGGTCGATATATTTAAGTTCTGTTATTCCTGTTACAGGTGATTCTCTATCAATAATTTTTTGATAGTATATACGACCATCAACATACCATCTTCTAAAGATGTCATGTCCTTTTGTGTTAAAGTTCATCAGTTTTAAAATATTACTAAATTCAGTTTCTATTTTTGCTCTAATGTCTTTTCCATAAGATAAATTTTCTGTATTTACTCTTACAGGTTGTTTTAGTTCATTCGCTACAACAGCTTCATTTACTATGTCCTCTACGGCCATATCACATTCTGGGTGTAATGAAATTTCTCTATATCTGCGAATTAAGTCTGCTTCACTCTTGGCAGTTCCTTCCATATCAAGGTACTGTCCAAAATAACCACCGGCGGCGACGGTTTGTGTTCCGTCATCCGCCTGAGTAGTCGTGAACGCTTGTTTGGGGTCTTCTGTTTTTTTAACTCTCGTTATTTGAAACCCAAATAGTTCAGCCATAATTTATTTCCTCGTTAATACTAATATTATTTATACCAATATTAAGTAGTTGTATTCGTATCAAAATATTGATAATCGAATGTTACATCAAATGTTTCTATACTGTCATTAGTTCCCATACCTAGTGCAATACTAGTTATATCGTTTGGAAACGCACCTCTTAATGTATAAGACTTTATAGTTGCACCGTTTCTGTCAAGTTGGTCAACAAAAGCGTCTACTTGATAATCGCCTGGATTTGTTAATCCTTCGTTATCAGACATACTGTTGATACCATTTTGCCATCTTTCAAATGCATTTCTTAATTTAAAGTTTGTGTCATTAAGTACTGTAACAGACCAGGTTGCAATTGTTCTATCTCCAGCAATTTTAATAGACCTACCACGAAATGGAACAGTAAAAGTTCCTATTGTCATTGCAGGTAAAGTAGTTGCCTGACATAAAAATGCTAAGTCTTCTATCTCACCGCCTACTTGAGCATAACCAGGAAAAGGCATTACTACCTTAAACTGATTAGGACGAGCACCGCCACCAGATAACTTAGCTTTGAAATCATTAATACTTGCCATATCTTATTTCTCCTTTGTTACCCAGCTACTTCTTCAAATGCTACACCTGTTCTAGTTGCAACAAACTGAAGTTTTATGAAGTTAATTGAACGATTAGGTTTGACAAATATTTCTGCCACAAATTCGTTTCTATCAACAACATCGCCAGTG